TTAATTGACCTGAGAGAGTGCTTTTAAGGTCCGTTCGTCTTCCTGTTGTTGGTCTTCTTTAATCATATGAGCGTAGACGTTACGAGTGATGGAACTGTTCTTATGGCCCAACCGTTTGGAAATATATTCCATCTTCACGCCACAATAGAGCAGGTAACTAGCGTGGGTGTGCCGCAACCCGTGAAAACTAATCCGTTTAATTCCCAATGAATCGGAGTATTTTTTAAGCAAGTTATCACACGCTCCAGGGGATGGAATACGACCACGCTTGTTCATGAAAACTAGATGATCTGGGTTATCCAATTTAGCTGCCATCTGTAAAGCGTGCAGTGTTTTAAGATGATTTAAAAGATCGTCAGTTACAGTTATTGTACGAATACTAGATTCAGTTTTTGTTTTCTTAAATTTTTGGCCATAAACATAATCCCATGACTTATTAACACGGATAGTCTTATTTTGCCAATCGATATCAGTCCAAGTGAGCGCAGAAACTTCGGCTACTCGCATACCAGTTAGTAGGCCGGTGTAGATCATTGATTTTCCAGTAGAAATTAGCTTGATATTTTTATTGACCTCAGCGGCTAGTGTTTGCATGTCTTTCGCGTCAAGGTATTTTAGTTGTGCTGGTTTACCGGAGTGGCCACCTAATTCAACATGTAAGCAGAAATCGGTCTTTATTAAATTATCAGCTACGGCATCGATAATTGCAGCATGAATGTGACCATGCAATTTTTCAACAGATGACTTGCTATGATATGGTTGATTATCTGTCAGCTGTCGCTGTGCACGCTGCTTAGTATTACCGTGCACAAATTCATTAATAAATTGTTGATAACGTAACCTGGTCATTGACGATAGTTGAACGTTGGGTAGTAACTCAGCAATTTGGCGAAGAGTATATCGATATTCTTGTTCTGTAATTCGGGAAACTTTGCCAAATTTATAGGTTTCTAACCATTTCTCGTAGTAATCTGTAAAGACTGTCGTTGTATCGGTTTTTCCTATGGATTGGTCAAACTTAGCTTGTTCCAATTTAGTTGCCCACTGTTCAGCTTCTTTTTTACGAGAAAAGCCACTCTTGTTTTTAAAGTGCCGTTTGCCAAATTCATCATAGTAACTAACGCGAACGGCCCATTTGCCATTTTTCTTTTTAATACTTGCCATTTATATTTCCTCCTTAAATTTCACCTAGGTGGGTAGAATTTTAAGGACTTGCAGGCATCACCTCCTTAGTTGTGATAATATTATGTATGTAAAAAAGAGCGGAGCAATCCACTGGCTTTTATTGGTAGCACATCTTACTTCTTGGCGGGAGGGGATGTGCTTTTTGATTTGTAGCAAACGCTTGTTCGCTGTATACTAACACTAAACAATTAGTTAGGAGACACATGACTATGGACAAATTAGTCTATTTAGTTCCAGGCTTCGTATCTTACATTCTATTAAGGCCATTTGGGCTTTTTAATTTTTACAGTGAGACCGATCGGCAATTGACACTAATATTCTTATCGTTGATTAACTCGGCATTTTCCTCAATCGCAACTAAATATTGGCTACTGCCATATTTTAAATGGAACGATAATTTAGGTACATTGATGCTAGTGTCGATAGTGGTCACTGCCATTTACTTTGTGATTTTTATTTGTTACAACAAGTTTGCACCTAAAATTGCTGATGAATTAAACATGAACTTGTATGACAATCAAGGGACTATGGAACACGTACTGTCTCAGATCCCAGATGGTGAAAAAGAACAGTTTCTTATCATATTTGACTTTAATGATAACTACATTTCATCTGGATATGTTAGAAATGTAGATGATCAAGGCAATCAGCAAGTTGAACTCTATGGACAAGATGAACGAGTATTCACTATTGCTGAGGCTCGTGACGAGTATCAAAATGATGATAAAAATTCAATAATTATTGATTACAAAAACAGACTAAAAAGCTATGTCATTTTATACTAACTTTTGCTACTTCTTGGCCGGCTTTGAAGAACCGGGATTAGGTTTTGCTTTAGAAGTATTTGGCTTTCGTATTGATCGATTTTCGTGTAATGGTTTATTACCAATGCGTACTGGTTTTGGATCTTTACTGTTCATCACTATCACTTCCTTAATAAGCACATCTCAAACTTTGACCGGTGGAGATGTGCTTTTTAGTTTAATTAGATTGAAACTTTGACCAAATTTTCAAAATCTTCTTAACTTCAGCTGGTGCAGTTTGATAATCAAAGCGATTTGCATCAAACATAAAGTATATTGCACCAAAATTAAATGTTCTATCATAGAAACCAGTGTGAAGTATATACATACCATTTTCTCTAAGATATTTGTAAACAGGAGCCATGTGTTTATCAGTGTTTCCCGTATCATTAAGCTTTGGAAAGGTGGCATCTGTCATAATGCCATGCACTTCCATGTAATCTAAAGCTTCTTCTTTTGTTTGAAGTATTTCGTCAGGATCAAAATATGTCATATTAATCACCCCCAAACAAGTCAGCTTTTAATGACATCAGTATTTGGTCAACGCGAGCGGCAGGAGTCGAACCTGCGTGATGCTTGTTGAAAGCAGGGAACCTTGTATGACTTTTGTTGTTCTACCGTTGAACTACGCTCGCATGTTGCCCGCTAGGTTGGTAGTGGACAGGGTACTACTTTCGTTTGTGAATCCAGTAAACTAACATGACGACTAAAACTATGAAGCAAATGATGCCAATTGCAATGGTAAAGTCGAACACGTGTGTGCTGTACGTTCCTACATACAATTCCATAGATTTTACCCCGATTAAAATATATTTATACTAGTTCTACTTAGCATGTTTATACCCGGCTAAGCCGATAAAATATAATATCGCGATTGGCACCCAAATCACCATAACGATTGCTTGTGAAGGAATCCAGGTTGCCAGGATAAATAGCACGGCCAATATTGGTAAAAAAATGTGGCCTAGTGTTCCTAATATCTTCCATAGCGCTAGAAATATAATAATCATTATTAGTAGTCCCATTATAGTTATTCCTCCAAATTCCCCAGCTTTTATCGACATCCGTATCTGGTCTGTAATAATATTTGTGTATCAATATCATTGGCTACTACGTCTCACTGTTTGCGGCAGTGGGGCAATTTTTTAATGAGATATAACAGGTAGTACAATATTGATTAAGATGGCATGGATTTAGCTTTTTGAATAGCTTTTTCTGCAAGAATAGATGACTTTTCGTCATTCCAGTCTTTAAGCAAATCTTGAATGTAAAAAGTTGATACACATCCACAAGAAGTACAAAATCTTGCGTTACCTTGCAATAACGTGCCGCAGCCATCTGATGAAATTAATTGAGATGCGGAAAACGCATGAAATGGATCATGCATGTCATTGTACGGTATTCCAGTGCATTTATTAGTTAAATATGTCCCACAAATTTTGCAGAAGTCACCACCGTCAATTTCTTCGTTTTGACAAACTGGACAAGAAACAACCTTTGAGTCGTCATCAACAACTATATCTGGATATTTCAAAACTTTATCACCAAACCTTTCATGGAATGAAAAAGAATTATACTGGTTAAATACATAAATATCTCGGTTGCCACATATTGGGCAAAAATTACTGTGATCTTTACTTTTACTAATGCTTAATTCCTTACATTTGTGGCAATAAATTCGAGTACCGCCACCAACGATCAATAAAAGTCCAGTAGTTGGTGGGGTGCTATAAACACGAGGATGATTAAAAGAATACTTAGGAATACGGATTGAAGGCCACGCCCAAGGACGACGGTCGTGGTACTCCGTATATGCATGAATTGCAGCATCACCAGAGACGTCATATTTAATTTGAATGTCTTTGAGAGTATCGTTTTCTTTTAATGAAGGGGTGGGTATAAGTAAGCATTGAGCAAAAGCTTGCGCTTCTGCTTCATAAATCAAATAGTCTTTTTCTGTAATTGATGATGGTGTTTCGCCTTGCCTAGCAATACTGGTAACAAAGGGATGGTTAAGCAAATAATGTCCAATTTCGTGAGCAATCGAGAAGCGGATCCTTTGCGGAATATTTATAAGAGTATCGCTATTGTAAAGGATTATTAATTCATCGCGGTTGGACATTTTCACTAATGCGGCATCTTGAGAGCCGTCTGCTAAATGTTCTTGAACCCAGTTTACATCAACAGGCATTCCATGATTACATATTTTATTAACCATAGTGTTATAACTCATAAGCTGAACTTTTGGTAGCCGATCTACCAATTGAACAAGATTAACAGGAAAACTGATAGAAGCGGCTTTAATCAGTTGCATAGCTGTATCTTTAGCAAATGTCCACCGCGGTTTCATTTATCATCATCTCCAAAAGTTTCTTTGAAAATAGCATTCATCACTTCGTCCAGTTGGTCTAATTGCTGATCGTTAAGTTTTGTCGCTCTACGGGCAATCTTTTGTACTTTGGGCCGAGCATTATCGGAAATAGCTGCATTGTCTTCTTTGCCTGTTAAAAGGTAGTCAACTGAAACCCCTAAAACTTTGGCAACGGCGGCTAAGGTCTCTGGATTAGGGTTGCGCGTCTTCCACTGGTACATATAATTCGTGCTGACATTCGCTTTTCGTTCCACCTCAGCAATGGAATATCCACGTTTTTTTGCAATTTCTTTTATTCTATCAAACAGCGTCATATCAATAATCCTCCGTAATTACACAAAGGCGGCTAAGACAAGTTATAGATTTTTTGTTGCAAAATTCTACAATTTGTCATAGAATAGTCTTTGTTAAGAAAAGTAGTTAAGAAAATGGCTAAATTAAAATACTTATTAATCATCTTGGTGGGCGATAAGTAGGTATTTAATAGCTTATTTCGTTATGTCTATATTCTAAGATATGTTGTAGATAATTACAAGGACTTTCTTAATAAATATTAAGGAAAAGAGGAACGCAAATGTTTATTCATATGGAAACAAACAACAAAGCCGAAGCAATTAAGAGTTGGCTAGCAAATCATCGTAGTTTAGAAACACAAGCATCAATTGCTAATCATTTTGGAAAATCAACAACGTTTGTAAATTTATCATTGAACAAACGAATGACAACCAAAGGGGCTGAGAGACTAATTGAGCAAATTTATAAATACTTGGTAGAAAAGTATGGTATTTAAGGAGGATTAACTATGAACGAATTAAAAGTAATCGGTCATGAACATATCGGTCAATATGAATTCATTGGAATTGAGGGTGGGTTCGGTGAAAGTAAAAAGGCAATGCTGGTTAAGGACATTGCCAAGATTCATGGTCAAACAGTCGGTAATGTCAATTTACTAATTAATAGAAATCGGTCACGATTCCGTGACGGAGTTGACATTATTGATTTAAAACAAAAAGATTTCGCTATTGTTCTGAACAAGAGCGGTTTTACACAGAATCAAATTAATGCAACTAAGAATATCTACCTATTATCCGAACGTGGTTACAGTAAGCTTCTAAAAATCCTCGAAGATGATAAGGCTTGGGAAATCTATGATGAGTTGGTCGACAACTATTTCAATATGCGTCAGTCCATCAAACAGAATCAGCCATCACTAATAGCTGGTAAGCGACTTGAAATTATGGAAAAGAACGCAGCTACTCGTAAAGCAAACTTGCTTTATAAAATTGCTCAGGCGACGAACTCTGAAACTTCTAGCCAGACACTACTTGCACAAGCTGCTAAGGAGCTAACTGGTGAAATGACTATCCCAGTTATGAAACGTAAGGAATACAGCGCTAGTGAGGTTGGCGAGCTGGTTGGTAAGTCAGCAAACATGGTTGGCCGAATCTGTAATCGGCTTAACTTAAAAGCTGAACAACCAGGCCAAAACAAGTACGGCCGCTGGAGTAACAGCAAGTCACAGCATTCTGACAAAGAAGTACCACAGTGGCTTTACTTCGATGACGGCGTTAAGGCAATCAGAGCTGAAGTTAACAAGCAACCAGCATAGAAAGGAATGATCCACATGCAAAAAGTACAACAAGTTAAATTCAACGGAGATCTAATTTTAACCACTGAACAGCTAGCTGAGTTCTATGGAACAACATCGCGAAGAATCCAAGAGAATTTTAAAAGGAATAAAGACAAATTCATCGAAGGAAAGCATTTCTATTTGGTTGCAAATGATTTGTTGAAGCAGTTTAAAGACCAATACGCAAAAAGCGGTTTGGTTAATGAACATGTTAGTTCTTTATATCTTTGGACTAAGCGTGGTGCTAGCCGGCATTCAAAAATGCTTGGAACTGATCAAGCTTGGGACATGTTTGATGAGCTGGAAGAAAACTACTTTAACCCGAAACAGTTTGCACTACCAACATCCCCACGAGAGATTGCCAGATTGGCACTGCAAGCCAATGAGGAAACGAACCAACGCCTAGACAGTGTGGAGGGCGATGTGAAAGACCTCAAAGAGAACCAAGTTATTCCTAATCCTGAATATAGTGCGCTTAACCGGCGTGTTAATCAGCGCGTGTCGGAAGTGGCACATAGCTATGGTCATATCACACAGAAACAACGAGGCGAGCTGTTCAAAGATATCGGCAGTGGCATCAAGAAGATTGCTAACGTGAGTGCTCGGTCAATGCTACGCAAGAAGGACTACCAGATGGTAATGGACTTCATCAACGACTGGGAGCCATCTACAGCCACTAAGACAATTATTCGGCAGACGTCACTTAGATTCGACAAAGAGCCAGCATAGGAGGTAAAACAATGGAATTTGAAAATGTACGTGAAGCACTGAAATTCTTGCTTGAGTATAACGATGCAACATTGAACCCTAACCTTAAATCTCGGGTTAACGGTGGTGAGTGGTCGCCAAGCACAGTTAACGAAGTTCAAATGGCAAACTACGACGCTTTAGCACAAGCAGCGGACATGCTTGGTATGAGCGACCTTTACTTAAATGAACAGCCAGCATAGGAGGTGAAGCAGTATGACAAAAACACTAAAGCAACTAGTACACGTATTATGGGCAATCGAAAAAGACCTCAGTGTTATCGCAAGTAACACGGAAGCCTTCAGAATGCGATATGTGGGGTGCGATGATCCGGGTCCAAAAGGCCCTTTAGGGCACCCCAACGTATCAAAGAAACAGGGCAACGATACGTTTAAATGATTTTTTATGTTTGAGCGATTGGTATACAAGGTTGTTCAGATTTTCCATGAAGGTGAAGTTATCTGAAATAGTTCTAAGGAGAAACATTTCTGACCAAATTTCTGGATCATCATTGATAATTGGCATGATTTGATTAGCTAAAAAATTGAAATGTAGACGGCTTTCATGATTTCCCCGGAAACAAGTCAAAATTTGAGATTCTTCATCTTGCAAATCTTTTAAGTTGAATGAATTGATGTGAAGCGTTCGTTGAAATGCGTAGTTTTTGAAAATGTCAGAAGACAATGGATAAAAATTGCTCTTAGATAACCAGTTTAGCCAGTATCTTGAGGAACATTCACAGATGACTTCTTCAAACCACTCATCACGCATAGGCGGCCACTGGGAATCAATTAGGTAATGGCACATCTCATGAGCATATTGGAAAGCATATTGTCCCCAGTAGCATCCTGGAGAAGCATCTAAGATGATTGCATTTTCTCCGGCAACTTTTAGCGGATTCTTCTTAAAAGGAATGTTTGTTACTTTACCGATGGATATATCAGTAATACAGAATGCATTACTGATATTTACAGTTAATAAATCTAACAACCGACATACTGATTCATGATAGGAAATATCGGCGTCGGATTTATCCAAGAAGGTTACTTCCCAACGAGATTCAGGAAGTACGTATGTGTTTGTCATATTAATCACCTCGATTAATTGGGATAACAAAATTATACACCGAAAGGAGTGACCAGGATGGACAGTTTGGTAAATGCTTTGTCGAAGCTTTTCACGCAAGCATATGAACAGGGAGTTGCAGACGGGCGTAATCAGCAGGCTGTTGATCACAAGATGATTGGACGCAAAGATTTCTACTCTGAGTTTGGAATCAAGGTTGATTCATTCGACAAGCACTATCGCGACAAAGAGGGCTTCCCAAAGCCAGAAGAAGATGGCAAATGGTACGCCCCAGCAGTCGAAAAATGGTTATTGAATCATCAGAATTTAAGTAACTAAAACCTAGGCGGGTAGATGATGATTCAATTCATAAGGAGGAATTGCCATGGTAGAAGCAGCGGTATTAACCTGGGCACTAACAACCGTATGGTACAAACGTCATGAGATTAAACATTGGTTTGGAATTTAGGAGGAAATGATATGTATGAAGAAGACATTGAGCACGCGTTAAGAGCACGTAAGTATAACGCGATTCGTGCAGATGAACGTGAGCTGATTAACGCTATCACGTACGATACAGACGGGATCATTAAGCGGCACCCGTGCTTTGGCTATTCAGAAGAATTTATTGGCGAATTGCAAGAACACGATATTAATGTTTGCGATCCAGATGAAGAAAACGACGATGGATGGACATTTACGTTGCCACCAATGTATCGGGAGGAATAACCATGAAAGTTCATGTAGGTGACCGGGTGAGTTTCAAAGCTGAATATAGTTGTGGTCAGCTGATAAGAGAAGCCGGCGTTGGCAGAGTAGTTGAAATCAAGTCAATTCCGTTCACGTTGCGTACAAAAAAAGATGTAGCTGTAGTTGAACAAAATGGACAGCAATTTGAAATCATTACTAATGGTGTTCAAGTAATTGAGTAGGAGGAATAATCATGCAAGAAGTATCAATTTTACCACTCCACGAGTGGAAACGAGCACAAAAAAGCCATCGCTAGTAACGGCTAACGATGGACTAATGGAAGAGATGCTTAACACTAATATCTACTCTATTCCAAAGCAGTCTCGTTTGCAAGCTAAAAGACAAAAATACTCCCTACTGGAGTGGATTACAAGAGTAGGGAGCAAGAAAACAATTCAAGGTGTGCGTATATGTTAACGCTAACTCGAAATGTTTGCAAGTGCTAAGAAAGTGAGGACGGTAGTTATGGATAATCCATTACCTTACAAAGAACAACAGGATTGCATTCTTCATGGCATTACACGGATTGCATCAATCGATCCACAAGAATTAACTCCAGAATGGTTGTTAATTCAAAATAATATGGCAATGGCGTTTTGCTTGAATGCATGGATGTTTAATAGGGAGCTGAAATAATGATTAAAAATGGATACAGAATCAGCGTAAACTTTACAGACATTGGTCATCTTAGTAAAAACATAAACTCACTATATGAAAAATGGTTGCTTTGCCAAAATGATTTGAAGACTATTCAGATAATTGGCGAACTGGCACTTGGAAAATGTGACACATACAAATTGCTAAGTCAAAACAGCATTAGCATTAATGACTTTTCACGTGCTATGAAAAATTTAAAGAAGCTGGGATTAATTGAATATAGTGTTGAAATGTGATTTATAAACACTAAAACGAATTGGCTTGAAAGGTAAATACAGCAGTGACTAATACACCGGGTGGGTGGAATGCCCATGATTGGAGGAACTGATATGAAAGAAAAAGTTGAAAGACCAAACTATTACGCCATTATTCCCGCAAGCGTTAGGTACGACAACAATCTTCCGGGAAAAGCATCATTATTGTATGGCGAGATAACAGCCTTATGTAATCAAAAAGGGTATTGCTGGGCAAGCGATAGCTACTTTGCAGATTTGTATGGGGTGGCTAAGTCAACAATTCAAACGTGGTTAAAGGCGCTAGAAATAAATGGTCATATTTCACGTGATGTAATTTATAAAGAGGGTACACGTGAAATCGAGCATAGGTATATCAGAATTTCGGTGGAGGGTATGCCGAAAAACCAGAGTACCCCTACACCGAAAAACCAGAGAGAGAATAATACAAGTATTAATACTACAGTTAATAATACAAGTAATAAAAAACATAGTGCGGCTAACGCCACACCGCTTGTGCAACTGAAAAAAGATTTTGAGGAAATTTGGAAAGAGTACCCCAACAAGCAAGACAAAGGCCGCGCGTTTAATCACTACAAAGCTTGGCGTAATAAGTCGGTTAATCATAATAATGCGTACTTGTTTGAACGGTTACGCGTGTATAAAAAGCACTTAGCTGCTAACCCTTGGAAATCTCCGATGAATGGGTCCACTTGGTTTAACGGGCGCTTTACTGACGATTATGAACTAACTTCAAGTGGCAACAGTTCTAACAACACAGCACCACAAACACGAGAGGACTGGTTTGGCTAATGGAAAATGTAACGAAGTTATTCAATCAAGCCACGATTCAGAAAGTAGTAGCGGCTAGAGGAATTGATACAACTAAGTTGCCAACCAAAGAAGAATTGGATCATCAAACGATTGATAGAGCGAATGCGGGCGTAATTGCTAACCGAAAACGGTATTACTATCGCATGTCAGTCTGGTCTGGAGGCGTGCCGCTACGATTTAGCTTTAATGATTGGCAGGTTGATAAACAACCTAATCAAGCTAAAGCTAGAGAACTTGGTAATCAAGCATTTAAGTTAGCTAGGCAATTAGAGACTAACCAGTTCAACGTAGCACTTGCAGGCGGCCCCGGTGTTGGCAAAACGTCATTAGCACTGGCAATTATGTATCAGCTAATGAGCGTAGGGCAGACAGCAATGTTTGTCTCAACAGCTGAGCTGCTACGGCTGGTTAATGAAAAGTATGAAGCACCGGATGTACGTCAACGTTTACTATACATTCTAAAAGACATGCAAAACGTTGATGTTCTAGTTTTAGACGATTTTGGCACTGAAGGCGGTAAGCCAACTGAAAAGGGATTCTACAAGCCAGTACACAAAGATTTGCAGACACTGATATATCAAGTGGCGAATGCGCGTTGCGATTTTGATCATAACGAAGTCAAACATATAACCATCATTACGACTAACAACACACGTAAGCAATTAGAAAGTATGTACGACGGCAAAACAATTGATCGTTTATATACCAAGGATACTAGCTGTCAATTGCTGTTTGACAACATGGAAGGAGTCAGAAGTGTATGAGTTGTGAATTATGTCATGGTAGTAAAGTTGTTCAGCAACCACTTGGGAGTTATGGTTTCACGTTTGGACCATGCCCAAATTGTACGAATGAGATACATGCTCATTACGAGCAGGAGCTTGAAAGGAAGTTAGCCTATGGCAAGCAAAAATTGGCTTAAAGAGCTGGGAGTCATTCATAAGCTAGAAGCGAGATATGGCAGCATGGATAACGTACCTAATAGCAAACTAGCTAACTTGCATAAGATGCCTGGAATTAAGGCCGTATCAAGCGATTACACGGAGATTACGCGTACCCAGTATAATGCCATTAAATTAGTCATGAAAGGCAAGCAGGGTAAAACTAGGACGTCTCGGGAGCTAAAGCACAATAACGTTTGGCTGGATAGGCGTATTCGTGCGATTGACGAAAATAAATACTACATTACGGAGGACGAGAATGCCTAAACACACTAAGAAGCGTTCAACGATTAAACGGAAGCACCGGCGAATGAAGCAACATGCCGAGAAAGCGACGAAATCACAGCATGATAATCGTCAAGCAACCAACTAACGAGGAACGCAAGTGGGCGTTCGGGGAGGATTGAAAATGAGCACTAGAAATAAAATTGGCTTTGGAATAATCATCTGTCTTTTAATTGCTTTTGCTGTGGCATCTATAGTCGATATATTTATTGAAGGTGGAATAGTTGCATTAATAGTTTACCTGACTATTGTTTCATTGTGTGTTATAGGAGTGGCACTAGCGGCTTCGTAGGATTGAAAATAATCATGGAGATGGCGACGATGATTAAGTTTAGAGCGTGGGAAAATAAAAATAAAACTTATCTTTACAATGTACAATGCGCCTATGACACGTTGGGCGGGTTCGTAAAATATGACGATGGTGAAGATGCTGACTATGAAGAAAGTTGCTTTGGCGATTTCTTAGATAATAAACGGTATGATGTCGAACAGTTTACCGGCCTGAAAGATGTGAATGGCAATGATATCTATGTGGGCGACATTCTGAAAACAAAAGCTGGACTGATTCAAATTGTAGATCAAGGAATATTAGCGATTGATCGTGAGGATATTATTAGTGGATTTTATGCTAATAATCTTAGCGATGACAAACCACATACCTTTAGTTACGACGATGAAATTATTGGCAACGTGCACGCTAACCCGGAGCTATTGGAGGCGGACAAATGATTAAAGTTTATCGTAAAACAGCCACTATCAAGGCCGAACAGTTTGATGGAAGCGATGAGATGGTTGATAAGTACGAGTTGATTGACGCAGGAACAATGCTTGGAACTCACCACAGCCCTGAATTATATCTAACAGGGTCAGGGAAAGTAGACGTTGGTGACTGGATTGCAACCGGCGTTAATGGCGAACATTGGCCAATTGCAGACGATGTGTTCAAGCAGACATATGTCGAACTGCCAGTGATTCCTAAAGATGTTGCTGAACGCATTATAACCGAACACAGCCTTAATGACTTAATTCCTAGTGGCGGAATTTACAGAGCTATGATCCAAACAGTTGTTTATGGATATCAGAAAGGCGATATTGGCGACTGGATTGTCAATCATAGTGATGTTTTTGCCCGTGCGTGGCTAGACGGGTATGTGGTGGAGGAAGAAAAATGAAATATAGTGAAGCAGAGAAACGGATCAAGGCATTATCAAGTAAGTATGATATTGACATGCGTGATGGAGATTTTGATGTTGCGTATAACGGAAGGACACACGTTATTTATGTTAGTGGTGATTACGAATATGGTATATATGTTGGTTATCCTGAGATGTTTTCGGTTATACCATCTAGCAACAAGGTTTACATGATTCTAGCAGAACTTGCAGTGACCCCACCAGATGAACGGGTGGAAGAAAAGAAGTACTATGTGAAAATTTATGATAGTGGGATTGGCTACTTAAATATCAATAATTTTACCGGCAAGATGAGTGTAAACAATATATCTGAAGGTAACAGCTACAAGACTAAATTCACCAATAAAGATATTGAGGAATTAAAGCAACGTGACGACATTCCATTAGATTGGAACAAAGTCCGCTTTATGGAGGCAAAATAACTATGGCAACGTTTCTATCATTTATCATCTGAAAGCCACAGTTGCCAACCTGGAAATGAACGCGGCACTGACAACTGAGCAACAGGCACAAATTGGTCAGGCCTTCATTGCTGACATTATGGAGTTAATGTTTACTGATACCCCAAATCCTGGGGGCGTTTAAATAAAATTCTTATTTTATGTAGGAGGCAATCATGAAGGGGAAAATTACCATTACCATCGATGACGATGGCTACACTGTAGACGCTCCGAGTCGTAGTTATAACCAATTAATGGCTGACTTAGTGGCAGCTACTATCTTAGCAGCTCACCTGCGATTGAGACGGCACGAATTAATTCGGCTAATCAAACGATTTTGGAAGACGTATAAAAATATTGACTTTTCATCATATTAAAAAAGCGCCGCCATTGCTGACGCCACTACAACTAATTCCGAATAAGTTAATTATATCACAGAGGAGTGGCTGGCTTGGAAAGAACGACGAAGAAAATGGTTGAGAAGTACCTACGCGAATATCCGCTAATTGATGGTCTAATTGCTCGTGAGGAACTCAATATTATGTATCCGTATCAAGAACCTGACGAAAACGTTGGTGGTGGTCGTGCTCAATATAAGAAGAGTGCTCCAACTGAGTATGCTGCTATCTCGGTGGCTGATAGTGAAACGATTCGAGCATTCCAGCATCGGAGAGATGTAATTGATCAGTGTTTGGACGAATGCGGTGAAGATACCGAAACACTGATATGCGAACTGTATTTTAGAAAACGCCAACGTTACTCGGTTGAAAGCCTAGTAACTAATGGGATGATATTTGTTAGCAAGAGCAAAGCTTATTATCTAGTTGATAAGTTTATTGCCAAAGTAGCAAGTAGGCTTAACTTGTATGATGTATCTGATTTTGGCTAGTTGGAAAAAAGTTGGAAAAAATGGGTTTGAAATCGTGCTAAATTGATAGTATGCCAAATGTGATTGACGTGCATGAAGTAATCCTCCAAATTACAGACTGGTAATCGCTGTGGGCTAATTGGTAAGCCACAATGAGATGTAGGTTCGAGTCCTACCGGCGATGTTTAGTATGTATGATTGAGGTTAATAAATTGATTTCAAACATACGTTCCTATAAAATATAACCATTCCAGAATATTATTATGATTAGAACGATAGTTTATTGAACTATTACTTTTTTTGTGGTTTACTAATAGTCAATAATATTTTGGAGGATTTATTAAATGAATATTAAAAATGCTCTCAACGTGGTTAGTTCAGATAATATAAAGGTTAGGCTTCATTTAGCACATTGGAGTACAGGAGGGAATATTAAAGTTATTACGCCAACTATTGAAGATGATTTTCAAAAGCAGTTAAAATCAATAGTTGAAGATCAACTAAATAAATGCGACGGGTTAACTCAATCGGATTATAACGTTGTTGGCTCTAACGATGATATACTTGAAAATGCCAATTTTCATAAATATAAGCAGCATGTTAATACTGTGTTGGACGCGATAGATGTTCCAAATCAAAAGTTTCATTTTGCTAATGATAACTTTGATTTTTTTATCTATGAATTTTGTTACGATGATGAAGATAATAACGCTAAAAAAGTATTTGCCTTTAGAAGAACGAAAAAACTTAAATCATTTAAGAAAGGATTTATTGGACATTTTGTAGAAGGCCATTTCAAAAAAATTATAGAGAATGGTCTCATTGGTAATGATGGGCTGATTGATCTGATTGTTTATGATGAAGAGATTGCAGTTTTGCAGCACATTGCGTTTGAGCGTATTTTTCGTTTGTCTAATGAATTTAAAGAACTTGCTGAGAAAGTTTTGAAAAATGATACGTTTAACAAAAAAATAATAAACTTTTCGAAATTAAAAGAAGCGGCGTTAAACAATCGAAGTTATATTAAACGTCTATCAAAGTTGGATAGTACAAATACTGCTACTTTATTTCTGCAAGACCTTCAAAAAACTAAAGTCGTTGTGGATGAACTTAATTTAGACATTGACATTGATTTGGAGAGTAATCAAATGCAGTATCGCGATGAAACACAATTGGGAAATTTTATTAATTTGATGCAGGATGCATATTACAAAACTTTGATAGGTAATACGCCAGGATTAGATGAGAGGCGATAGTTATGGGGCTGGTATTTAAGTGGCTTATTTTTATATCATCTTATGTGCCTGTTTTTATAATGATTTTTTTAAAAAGCCTAAAAAAATTTAGTTCAAGTGATATATATAGTACATGGAAATTGAATCCTATATTTTGGTTTTTATTGTTAATAATTTCTATTGTTTCAATTATAATATTGTTTTGCTGGTTGCATTTTTTGAAAAAGGAGTCTCAGGGTAATAAAGGTGCTTTTAGTATAAAAAAGTTGAATGCGTATGATTCTGAAGTATTAAACTATTTTGTTACTTTCATTATTCCTATTCTGTCTTTAGATCCTACGTCGAGTCCGTCAATAGTAATGAATTTTTTATTACTACTTGTTGAAGGAATCTATTTCGTTAGCAACAACGCATTGTATTACAATGTCTTACTAATATTGCTGGGATATCATATATATACTTTTGATACTGATAACATTGTTGTCACTCGAAAAAAAAGAAATGAGTTATCTTTCAATGAATCAAAGGCAAGCCAGATTGGAACTACGAACATTTTTTATATATAAAATTGGGTCTAGTTTAAAAGCTGGGCTTTTTTAGTACATACGATTAGGAGGAACTACAATGAATATGGAAGACAACGAGGCTATTGATAATGATTGGAAAAAAGTTAATCTAGAACTATTCGGGGTACAATATCCATTCTGTTCAAGCAACGAGGCAACTCATGGCAAAGATGATTAACACAAAATATGGCTACGTCACGCCACAAGAAGCGGAGATGGATGCCCACTTAGATAAATGGATGAAGCGTCGTGCTAAACAGCATGGCGCTTTTAGTTTGGAAAAGAAACGGAGGAAGCAACATGTTTGGAAGAAATAGGACAGCACCAGTGCCTCACGGAGAGAACGCACCTAGTATTAAACCAAAGAAAGCGAGTGGACAAAGTATGGAAGAAAAACATTTCACACCGAAGAAACCAGGAAACGAATTTCCTGATAAGATTTTAATTGATGGCGTTATGTACCAGCGAAATGTCACGGGCAAAACAATCAAGCCTAACGGTACTAGCCAAACTAATACTAACAAACCTAGTGATATTGAACTCAGCCTGAATATTGATACGACTGAAGTGCAACGTGGCTTAAGGATGATTGCTGGCGTTTTGCCAACCAAAAAGCAACCGCATCTTCGCATTGACATTGACGACATCGATGACACACCTAAAGTATTCGTTGATGGTGTAGAACAACAAGAAGTACATCATATTGAACTTGGTTGGGATGAAGAAGATGTATGCCTAAACAACAGATACAGAATCGACTTTATGGATTGTCTTGGAAGATTACATGGAATTGGTCAAGGCGAATAGTCATGCAATTGAAAGTGTGCCGGAAATCAGGGTGCGACAATACTATTCCATACGAACAAAAGAATCCGTATTGCAATATTCATAGTTCACTCTATCATCCGTTCCATTACAATACGACGCAACGCAGACAGTCATATAGCCAGTACAATCGTTACAAGCGGGACAGGGAAGCAAACCGCTTCTATCACACGAAGCGTTGGGCTAACATGAGTCTCATGTTAAAGCGACGTGCTTACTTTACTTGTGCGGTCTGTGGTCATACGTATGATAAACCTGGCTACTTGGTTACAGATCATATAGTACCGAGAAGAGTAGATAAGCGTAAGCAACTTGATGTTGAAAACTTGTGGGTGATATGTAAGAGGTGTCACTATTGGAAAGGCATGTTCGAATCAACGACATACCGTTCAGACTCACTGATTGATAACCTTGACGTTAGTAAGCACTGGGATAAGGAACAGATCAAGGAATGGATATTGAACAAGGAGAGCCCAAAAGTTGACCATCCCGATTAAGGAGGGTTACCATCCGTTAAACAATGACCATCCGTTCTCACAATGTCCAAGCAATTGATTGACAGTCGCTTTAATCAGAGAAGACGGACAAGCTATAAATTTTACACATGATTAAATGCTGGTTCACATTTTAAACGCCGTGAGAGCTTGTTTAAGACATTTTTAAATTTTTTGATGAATTGTGAGTAGCCAAAACAAAAAAACACCCCCCGCCCATGGTAGCCGGGCCAGAGCTCACATATGCGCCATCCTTCTCTCTCAAAAGTAAAAAAACAAAAAATATTGGGCTTTTTAAGGCTCAAATGCTGTTAAATCAACAAAGCGAGCTTTTTTTGTAGCCAATATAAGCCAAAAATCGCCAAGAATCAAAATAAATTAGTGAAATGGAGGTGTTAATCATGGTGAATTCTAGTAAAAGCAAATTAAAAATTGTGACAAGCAAAAAAGTGACGAATATTAATGGGACTAGCAATTTGGATGATATTCAGATTACACCCCCGGCTCATTTAATGAAAAATGCCCAAACTATTTGGCGGGTGTTAGTACCTGAAATTAAAAAAATGGGATATTTGAAGCGCATTGACCAGCCTAATTTAGAACTTTACTGTACTTATTATGCGATGTACTTAGATGCTGAGGATAGTTTAAACAACTATGGGGCCTATCTAACTGCTAAGGACGGAACACCGGTTAAAAAGTCGCCTCAAGCGATTCAGCTTAATGACTGTGTTCGTAATTTAAAGTCTTTAGGCTATGAAATGGGATTTTCGTTTGATGCTGGGTTACGACAGCTGACAGTTTCCAAGCCACATCAAAAGAAATGCGAGTCACCATTAAAGGAGGTAAATTTCGGTGCAGATGTATGATTTTACTAACGTTAAGGATATAAAAGCACATATTGCTTCGACCGAATCCTCGTATCATGGCTTGCTAGACCAGTATAAGGATGCCGGCACTAGATATGCTTACGATGTTTTGTTTACTGACAAATATCTCACTTGTAGAGATGTTCAACTTGCGTGCGTACGTCACCTACAAGACTTATTAAGACAAGGCGACGACAATTTCCCATACAATTATGATGAAAAATTCGTTGCTTTAATTGAATATTTTTGTCGCCTATTACCAAATCCGGATGATACGACACAAAAAATCAAGCCACAACATTGGCAATCATTTATTTTAGACAGCCTAATCGGTTGGCGTACGCCTAATGCGGGTGTACGTTTCAATACTGCCAATATTTCAATTGCTCGTCGTCAAGGTAAAACGTGGTTGGCATCAATGCTGGTCAATTTTTATTATTTTGTTGTTTGCTGGAATGCTACTTCTCAAGACTTACTAGTAGCCAGTTATGATAGCGAGCACGCTAGTAAGCTGTTCAATGATGTTTCTTTACAAGCTAAAGAACTCATTAATCAACCGGATTTTGCTGATGGTGCTAAGGAAAAAGGGGTAGATGCACAAACTACGCAAGTTATCGGGAAAATAAATAAGAACATTATCCGTAAAGGCACTTCACAGGGTGGTGGATTTGATTCGTTCCATAATGCCATTGCTGTTTTTGATGAAATTGGCAATTTGAAACCAGCGCTTAATGAAACGTTAAAGCAGATTACATCAGGTCAAAACGGTATCAAAAATCGGATGTTCGTTAAAATTTCGACTGCTTATCCAGATATTAAAGTTAAATTCAAACATGATGAAGATGTTACCCGAAGCGCTATTGAACACGACGCGATTAGAGATGCAGATACTACTTTTCAAATTATTTACCAACAGGATGATGAAAGTGAAGTCTTTGAGGAAGATACGTGGGAAAAGTCCAATCCACTATTAGCTGAACTAAAAGGTGAAAAACGTCGTGTGCTGTTGGAAAGTTTGATTCAAGACCGTAACGATAACGATCGTGAAGGTACTCTTGAAACCTTTGTTAATAAGTCGCTCAATATTTGGAGCCGACGCTTTAAAAATAGCTACTTGTCATTAAGCAATATCAACGAAAACATTACTAGTGATTTTAATGTTGATAATCGTGAGGTTTATATCGGATTTGACGCTAGCCAAGTGAACGATAATACATCATACGGCTTTGAATTTCCCTTTCAAGAGAATGGCAAACATATGTTTTTTGCAAAGCAATATAGTTTTATTCCGTTTGCACAGGCTAAAACATTGGAGTCCAAAAGCAAGCAAGACGGTCTTGACTATCAACAACTTGCACAACAGGGCTTCTGTGAGATTACCAACACGCCTTCCGGAACCATTAATCCCAACCAGGTTTATGAGTGGTTAGTAGATTATGTCAAGCGGCACCATTTGAAAGTCCGCGCCGTTTGTGCTGACCCTAACTTGGCTAAATGGTTTATTAAACGTATTAGCAATTACCAGCCGAGCTGGCCGTTGATTGAAGTGGCACCTACATCGTGGAAACTTTCTAACCCGACTAAGGATTTCCAATCCCAGTTTTTAAATGGCGATATTAAAATTTTAGACGACCCTCTACTAATAGATGGGCTAAATAACGCTATTTTGGTGGAAGATAAAGGTGGTGGCGTTAAAATCGACCGTCAAAATCGGACAAGCGATCACATTGATACTACCGATGCATTAATTAACGCGCATTACAGAGCACAATATTATTATCAAGATTTTCATGATGAAGATGGCTATAACCCGATGAATAACATGAACCGTGAAGAACGTAAAGCGTATTTTAAATCTATGTTTGGCGGTTAAGGTGGTGAAAAACAATGATCGAAAGATTTAAAACTATTATGCAAGCATTTTTTGGCGATTGGCTAAGCGTTATTTTGTTTTTAACCGGTGTCATTCTGCTTTCAGTGGCAGCATTTGCGGTTAATTTGATTGTGGGGCTTCTTGTTTCCGGAATTTTGCTGATTGTCATGGCTTGCTTGCTAGATAAAGAAAGAGGGTGATAAAGTATGGGACTATTAACACCCCGAGGATATAAACGTTCCAAAACTAAAAATATGGTGTATCCCAGCACTAGTGACCTGTTTTTATCAACAATTGGCGGCTTGCCGATTTCGTATGTTGATTCAGGGAACGTCCTGAAAGATTCCAATGTATTTTCAGTTATTAACCGTATTTCAAGTGATATTGCTTCGGCTCACTTTAAAACAGAAAGCGCTAGTGCTAAAAGGCGACTGGAAAATCCGAGTGATTTAATCAGTCGTTTTTCATTTTGGCAAGGTGTAATGATTCAACTAGCCCTTGCTGGAAATGCTTATGTACCATTAGTTGGAAATAATTTAGAACACGTGCCGCCTTCGGACGTTCAAATCAATTATTTGCCAGGAAATACTGGAATTATTTATACAATCCAAGAGAGCAACGACCGGCCGAAAATGCAGTTAACTGCCGACCAAATGTTGCATTTTAGATTGATGCCAGACCCTAATTATCGTTATTTAATAGGAAAATCCCCGCTTGAAAGCTTGGGGAATACCCTAACAATTGCACAAAAAACAACGGATTCAAATTTGAAGACGTTGAATAATCAAATTAATTCCGCTGGCAAGCTTAAAATCAGCAACTTTATTGACACTGGCGAAGACTTGGAAGACGCCCGAGCCATGTTCGAAAAGGCTAATACTGGGGCTAACGCCGGCCGACTAATGACATTGCCGGAAGGATTCGACTATGAACCGTTTGAGATGAAAGCTGATGTATTTAAAGCACTCAACGAGAACGCTAGTTTTTCAGCTGACCAAATTTCGACTGCGTTCGGGATTCCTAGTGATATGCTTGGCGGTGGCTCATCAACTGAAAGTCAACATAGCAATAGTGACCAAATTAAAAGTTTATATTTGTCTAACCTTAATACGTACACTAATCCGCTATTAGACGAGCTGAAATTAAAGCTTAATGCACCGGACCTTGCTCTAGACATCAAAAACATGCTAGACGTCGATGATTCTATGCTGATAAATCAAGTGTCAAGTTTAGCAAACGCTGGTGCACTAAGTCCTAATCAAGCGCAATTTTTACTTCAAAGATCGGGCTTCTTACCGCAAAACTTGCCAGATTATGAGCCACAAGGCGAAGGAGGTGAAAGTAATGACGATTAAAGTAAAAGGCATGATAACTAATGATGATGATGCACCTATTTATCGTGATTGGTTTGGCATGACAGTTGTATCTCCGGCTGACGTAATCGATGCACTCCCAGCGGACAACTCTGATGTGGAATTAGAGATTGCTTCTAACGGTGGTGAAGTTGATCCAGCTACAGAGATTTATACGGCATTAAAGAACTATCAAGGCAATGTTACTGCACAGATTGTTGCTAACGCTTATTCTGCTGGTACAATTATTGCGATGGGGGCTGACAAGGTGCAAATGTCACCTGGAGCCCAAATGATGATTCATAATGCTTCGAACGAAGCAGAAGGCAATTATCACGATATGGATCAAGCATCGCAAATGTTGCAGAGTACGAACAAGGCCATTGCGAATATGTATGCTGTCAAGACCGGTAAGCCTGTTCAAACTTTTTTAGATTTAATGGACAGTACAACTTGGATGGACGCTGACAAAGCAATTGAGCTAGGCCTTGCTGATGAATTAGTTGATTTTACACCAGTTACTAATTCATTTAATACATCGCTAGTTCCTTATCAAGCACTCAACAAAATCAAAAACTTAATTGCCAAAAATAAGCAATTAGAAAATAACAACAATAATGGTCAACTTAGTGAGCACGAAAAATTAGTGCAAGCTAAGCTGGCTATTTTTAATAAAGGAGACTTTTAAACATGTTTAAACAATTACAGGCAACATTCGATAAGGTAAGTGCAGAATGTGCTGACCTTAATGCCAAGGTAACGGCCGCATTACAAGATGACAATTTCGATACGGATGCTTATCACAAGTTACAAGATGAGTTATCCGCTAAGAAAACGCGTCGAGATGCCTTGAATGATCAATTACAGGAACTCTCGGCTGAAAATAAGCAGCCAAAGAATCCCGAAAACAACCAAGGTCAAGGAACTCCGCTTAACCCTAAAGGTGGCGAAGATAATTTAGCCAAGCAAAAATCTGCAATTAACACGTTTATCCATTCGCGGGGGGCTAAGGTAACCAATGATGCGGCAACGTCGGTAACCTCGACGGGAATTGAACCGTTGGTACCTGAAACAATTATTTACAACCCTTCAGCCGAGATCAACTCAGTTGTTGACTTGTCGACCCTGGTCACCAAAACACCAGTAACCACGCCTAAAGGAACTTACCCAATTTTGAAACGAGCAGACGATAGCTTTAGCAGCGTTGCTGAATTGCAAGAAAACCCGTCATTAGCTGCACCTGAATTTACCGATGTCGATTGGTCGGTAGCAACATATCGTGGTGCTATTCCAATCTCAGAAGAATCAATTGCCGATGCACAAGTTGATTTAACTTCATTGATTGGTCAAAATATTGGTGAAAAGCGAGTTAACACGGTTAATAAGTTGATTTCACCGGTTTTGGAAGGGTTCACGGCCGTTAGCACCACGTCATCCACGCTTGCTGATGATATTAAACGAGTGTTGAATGTCAAGCTCGATCAAGCCTATGCTCGTGACTTAGTTGTTTCAGCATCTTTCTATCAAATCCTAGATACGTTGAAGGATAATAACGGTCAATATTTGCTCCATCAAGATATTACCGGCAAGTCTGGCACTACTATTTTCGGTGTCCCAGTGCATATTGTGAACGATACCTTGCTTGGCGCCGACGGTGAGGCTCACGCATTTATTGGTGATTTAAAGCGTGGCGTTTTATTTGTTGATCGGCAAGAAGTTTCTTTAGCCTGGATGAAGAGCGAAATTTATGGCCAATATCTTGGCGCAGCTATGCGTTTTGGCGTTTCTAAGGCTGACGAAAATGCCGGTTACTTCTTAACGGTGAGTAAGTGATGGAGGAAACACCTCATCTAACGCTAGTTCAACTGCTAGTACTGCTTCCTCAGCAACTAGCGGTCAATAAATAATTTTTTAGTCGCCAATAAATAAACAGTACCTAGTGGGGCGGCTATATTGGAGGTGATGTCATGGCTGGTATTGATAGTGGTGTCACAGTTGAAAATATGCAGGACTATTTAAACGTTGATGGCGATGAATCTGTTATCCAAAGCTTAATTTCAATGGCAGAAAGTGATGTTATCGGAAATATTGATGACACTATACCAGTTGAAACTTATCGGAAATACTATCAATTTAATCAGGCCGTTCGTGTTATGGTTGATTTTATGTATTTTAATCGTGGAAACTTGGGCGTGACATATAGTAGCGGCAATAACGCTTCTCAAGTACCGTATCCGGCGCCTTATTTATATCTGATTAATGGAATTAGATGGAAGATTCGGAGGGATTACAGTGAAAATAGCGGTCAATCGCTTCAATCAAAAAATTAGTTTTGGCACTATTAAAACAGTTGAAAACAATAATACTGGTGATTATGATGAGTCCTTTGTGCCTACTATTTCACTACATTGTGCGTTATATAATCGATCAATTACCCAAAGTTATCAGATCTTAGGAACTTCGTTGGAAGATACAATTGTTGTGGCAATTCGATCCACAAATGAGCTGGGTAAACAGTTACTAGCTAGTTATGGTGATGTGGTTTATCAGATTATAGATGTGTCTAAAGATTCAACTGGCAAGCCGGTAGCATATGATCTGTTAACGCTTAAAAAATATGTGAAAAAGGGGTGATATAAATGGAATTGGACGCTCAAATGCAATCATGGCTTCATGGCGTCAGAGATTTAATCCCTAACACGTCCGTAAAATCAGCAATGACAGCTGCTGAAGCGCAAGCATACGCAAAAGTGTTACGTAAAAATACACCACGATCCGACAATGACGATAGCAAGTATGGTCATTTACAAGACAACATTGCGATTCAAAACAGTGATGTAGACGGCATTGTTAATGGTAATGCGTTAGCTGGTTTTGGCAAGAAAGCGTATATTGCTAGATTCTTGAATGATGGGACCGTAAAGATGGCAGCAACTCATTTTGTTGACGATTCTAGACGAGAATCTCAGGAAGCAGCTTTTAAAGCCGGTATGGCAGTTTACAAAGCCAAAACGGGTGGTGAATAGTATGCAACTACCTGTAATTCAAGCTGAGAACTTGTTGAAAACGGTCAATTATGACTGGATTGACAATATTTATCGTGGTTCCATTCCTGAAAGTGCCAATAATGCTGGTACAACCACAGATGTTGTTATTACTGAATCAGAAAATGCACCTAGCAATTATGCTAATAGTCAGTTCAAACACTGGGCGTTAGGTGTAGAAGTACAAATTTTTTACAAAAAAGCCAATCAAACCGACATTTTGTCAGCAGAAATCGAGCTGGCTAAAATGTTTATTGCAAATGGTTGGCGTGTCGAACAATCTAAAAATCACACTAAAGACCCAGATACCGGACAGGTAACCAAGGTCTTTTATTTTACCAAAATTGAAATTATTTAAAAGGAGCATTTAATATGTCAAAACATAATATTCTTGATGTCACTTTTGCCTCACTCGATGATAGCGGCGATTTAATTGCAGATGCTACCAAAGGCTTATCTGCTGATGGCATTTACATCGCTGATCATCGTGGTGAAGGCTTTGCTACTGCTAATGTCACTGCAATCGAAGCTGCTGGGACACCAGGCTGGGCGAATGGCAAGATTAAGCGAATTGCCTATCCAAAAACAGTCCCATCAATCGCTTTAACGGCTTTAGACCTGGACTGGGGAATTAACAATAAGCTACGTGGTTACGTTCAAGATACTAAGTCTGGTGCTTGGCTATTGCAAACACCTAAGCCACACATTGCTGTAATTATTAGATCACAAGCGTTTGACAATTCTATTTTCTACGAATGTTTTAATAATGTTGAATTTGTTCAAGAAACGTCAAACAACTCCACTGATAACACGGCTGAAAGCGATGATTCAACTGCTTTGACGGGGCAGGCATTAACACCGTTGAAATCAGATATCTTCATTAACCCGAATACTGGTGTTCAACAACCATACATGATTGCTAACTCTGCTGATACTGGTTTTGACTTAGCAAAACTTTATGCAGAAGTATTTGGCGGTTATGTATTATCTACAACCGGATCGACCACAGGCTCTACGACTGGTTCAACTACAAAAGGTTAATGCTAACACAGGCTGGCTCTTAGGCCCGCCTGTTACATAGTACTAAATAAAAACAAAAGAGGTTAATATATTATGAAATTATCGACAAAAATTACAAAGAAGTATTTTGGAATTGCTAAGGCTCAAGATGTCAAGGTAACGATTGGCTTAGAAGATGATGTAGCAAACATTCAATTAACTATGCTAGAAAGTGGGTTAGATGATGATGCTACTGAAGTCGATTATTTAAAAGAACAATTAAAGCTAACTCGTACCATGATGGATTTTGTGCAAAAAGTTGTGAAATATACTGATAAGCAAATTGAAACGATTAAAGACTCTATTTCTGGTGAAGAACTTGGCCTAGGTGTTGGCATGCTAATTGCCAAAATTGACGGTGCTACTGATGAAGATGTGTTAAAAGCCGAAGAAGCTAACAAAAACGCACGAGACAAAGCCCAAGAGTCAAAATAAATCGCCAACATTATCAAATGGAACTGCGCAAAAAGATTGCTGAACTAAAAAATCGTCACGAAGATTTACGGCTGCTTGAACAAAACTTAATACACGAAGGGTTGTTGCCAGATCAAGTTGAGCAACAGCCTTTTGCTTTGTTCATGGAAACATTGGCTGCTCGTGAGAAAAAGGATCGAGAATATATTGATCCACGTGAAGCAATTATGTCGTCTTACATGCAATGATAATGTTGGCTGGAAGGAGTAAAGATAATGGCCAAAGTTCAAAGTGAAATGGCGACACGTATTACGGTTGATTCGATTGGCGCTGTAAAAAGCTACAAAGCCCTAACTGATGCTGTCAAAGCTTCTATGAATGCTTGGAAAGCTAGTGAGGTTCAGTTAAAATCGGCTGGCCAATATCAAGAAGCTGCCAAGGCTAAAGTTGAAGGGCTAACTAAGTCTATTGATTTACAAAAAGGAAAATTAGGCGAATTAAAAGCCCGTCAACAAGACATTGACAAGTCTACAAAAGAGGGCCAAGAAGCTTATTTTAAGCTTGAAAATCAAATCGCTAGTGCTACTAAACAGTTAGGCAACTATGAGGGGCAATTAAAGCGCGCGAAAAGCTCTGCTACTTACTACACAAGTGGCCTAGCTGAATTACAAAAAGGCTATAAGCAGAGTACTAATGCCAGTAAAGCATATACTGACCGCTTAGAAGCTGAAGGAAAACGGGCCGAAGCTGGCAAAGCTAAACTAGCTGGCTTGAAGCAAAGCTATGCCAATTTGTATGCTCAGCTTAAGCTACAAAAAGATGAATTGACCAAAGTGGCCAGTGAGAGTGGCTTAACATCTGAAAAATACGCCAAGCAAAGAGTCAGAGTGGAAGAAACAACCACAGCTATGGCTAAACAAAAATCAGAGGTTGCTTCACTAACGGTAAAGTATGGCACGATGAGTAGTACAATGACCAAACTGTCAGACAGAGCTGCACTTGTTAAAGATAAGTTCAGGACTGTTGCCAGTGGTTTTAAATCAGTAGCGACTGCTGCAAGTGTTGGCGTTGCTGGAGTAACGGCGGCTAGTGTTGCTGGTGCTAAAAAAGCTTCTACTTTACAGAATATTTACAAGCAAAACCAAAATTTGTTAGTGACCAGTGGCGATTCGGCCAAGTCTGCAATCAAGGCCGTTACTGAAATGCAAAAAGATGGGCAAAAATATTCAGTTAAGTATGGGCTCTCTCAAAAAGAAATCGCTGAGCAATATCAAGATTTAATCAAACGTGGGCACACAGCTAAAGAATCGCTAGCAGTGATGAAAACTGAGCTACAGGCCAGTGTAGCGTCTGGCGATGATTTTCAAGATGTTGTTAAAGTTTCAAGCCAAGTGCTTGAAGCGTTCGGCATGAAAACTAACAATACTGCCAAAATGATGGCATCGACTAAGCGTGTTGTTAATGACTTGGCATATTCAGCTGATGTCACTGCAACTGATTTCCATAGCTTAGGCAAAGGCATGGAATACGTTGGGGATTCGGCTAATAATGCTGGCTTTAGTGTTGAGGAAACTAGTGCAGCTTTAGGTGAACTCTCTAACCACGGCCTTGAAGCAGATAAAGCTGGTACAGGGCTGCGTAAAACGATTAATAGCTTGGCTGATCCTAGCGATGCAGCCACTGGGGCACTTAAAAAGATTGGCATTACTTCAACCAAAGTGTTTCAAAAATCTAACGGCGATTTTAAATCCATGTCAGATATTATGGCAATTATGGAAAAGCATACCAAGAACTTAGGTGGTGCTGAAAAAGCTGCCGTATTTAAAGCAATTTTTGGTGCTACGGGTATGCAAGCCGCGCAAATATTGGCTGTTAATAATAAGGAGCTTGCGTCATTAACCAGTCAAGTAACCAAGGCTGGTAAGGAAGGTGACTATGTCCAAAGACTTGCCAATAAGAACAGCAGTACGGCACAAATGAATGTCAAGCGTTTTAAAGAAGCTGCTGAAGCATTAGAGATCATGATGGGAGCTAAACTATTACCGACCATGACTGAAGCTGCTGATGACATGACAAAGGCTTTTAACAACAAAAGCACACAAAAAGGCTTAACTTTCCTAATTAATAATGTCAAAAATTTGCTGAATGGCATGCTTAAAGTTGTTGAATTTATGGGTAACCATACTAAAACTGTAACAGCCTTTGGAGTAGCTTTAGGCGGTGTCTGGGCATTGGCCAAAGTAAACAAGTTTATCAAGCTAATCAAAGAAATGCGGGCTAATTTTGGCCTGGTTAATGACACTGTCAAAAGCCAATCGATTGTGAAAACTGTTGAGGCTGAAACAGCTGCCATTAGTGCCCAGAATGATGTATTGAAAACTAATAATGAGTTAGAAAGCGGCGCTGAAATTCCAACTGGCGAAACCGGCATGTCCCGGCATACTAAATCTGCTTCAAAGTCTAGCTATTCAAATGTTGCCAACGACGTTGCAAGTAATGGTAATAGATGGAACTTAACAGACATTAAAAATGTCGAAAAGGAAACTGAAAAAGCCTCCAGTGAAACCTCTCGTTGGTCAAATATTGTTAGCAAGTTTAAGGGCGGTTTTAGTAAGGCATTTAGTGGTTTGGGTTTTATTGTCAAGCGAGCAGGTACTATCGCGAGTGCAGCCATCGAAGGATGGGACTTGGCTTCTAGTGTTGCCAAGACTTTAAAGAAGCCAAGTGCTAAAAACAAAATTTCATTAGAGTCAAAGGCTACAGGCAGTCTGATTGGTGCAGGGATTGGTGCAGTTTTAGGCGGACCAGAGGGTGCGATTATCGGCAGTGCAATTGCTGAACAGATCTCTAGTTCTAAAACTGTACAAAAAGCTGTGAAAGCTACTCATAATCTCGTATCAAATGTGCGGAAGGATTACACGGCTAAAAAAGGAACTGAATATGCTTTGCTTGGTACGGTGAGAACGTCAACTAGTGCAACTAAGCATCAATATGAGAATTCTAAGGTACGTTCCAATTCAACTATGACTAGTGTCAGTGAATTTCAAAAAGCCGCTAAATCCGATGGCATTACCGACAACTCTAGTTCTATTATTAAGAGTGTAAAAAAGAGTTTAAGTAGTTTGCCAGAGTCGGCATTTAAAGCTGGCGAAAGTGCCGCTAAAAAGCTTAAATCAGCATTCAAAAAGACTAATTTAAACTTTGGCAAGCTTGAATTTTCAGTTGACAACAAAAGTCTTAGTAAGGCTATGAAAGACAGTAAATCCGGGTACAAGGCAATTACTGACACAGTGGTCAACTATGCTAAGAGCAATGAAAGCAAGTCCAAGAAGACACTTCAAGCATGGGTTAAGTCAGGAATGCTGTCAAAGCAGGATGCAAGAACAGCTTTAGCGAATGAGAAAAGTTATTATGATGGCCGAATTAAAAGTGCTAAAAACAGTGTATCTAAATTAGAGAATGTTGACAAACAATATTATAAGTCAGCTAAGCAAGAAAACAGTATGCACAGCAAGGCTATGACTGACATCAACAAAAGCTATGGTTCAACCATTACTAAATTAGAGAGCACTCGAAACAAAGATATAAACAGACTTACCCAAGGATATTATGTTAAGTACAAAGGACAGTACCTATCAGGCCAGTCTGGCATTGCTAAAATCAATAGGATTTATGGCAAAAAAATTAAAGACCAAGAAAAAGAAAAAGATTCTGCTATTAACGCCGAAAACAAACGTCACCAAAACGTTTTGAGCGCTGATGCTAATGCGGCTTACAAGCGCCGTTTGAAGTTACTGTCAAATGCCCAAGCTAAGACGGATTTGGTAATACAGAATGGTAGTAGTAAGCAAAAATCTATTTTAAATACTTTAGCTAAATCTTCTGGAAAAATCAGTGAAAAGCAAGCTGATAAGCTGGTTAATGAAGCGTATCGTACTTATAAGGGCGTGGTTAAGCATGCTGATAATACTTACAAAGGCGCAAAAAATGCGGCTACCAAGAAGTACAAATCTACCGTAGCAGCTGCACAAACAGAGTATTACCAAAATCACAGTATTTCCAAGAAACAAATGGATCGAATTGTGGCTAATGCTACTACTCAGTACAAAGACACGGTTAAACAGGCTAAGAATCAACGAGATGATACGACAAAGCATGCCAAGCAACAGTATACTAATGTGACTAAGCAAGCTTCTAAACAGATGAAAGACCATGGTTATTACGTTGATAAAGAAACGGGGCACGTTAAGTCAAAGTGGTCAACTCTCGGCGGATCATTAAGCGAGATATGGGGTGGCATTAAGTCAAGGTTTGGTTCTTTGTTATCACTATTTGGAGCTAAAAGTAGCGGTTCTAAATCTAGCTCATCCCATTCATCAACCACAAAAGCTAAGGCTAAAGCTGGTGACACCGGCCATCGGATTGAAGCTAATGCCATAGGTGGCAAAGTCCGTAATGGGGTGGCATTGGTTGGCGAAGCTGGTGCTGAATTAGCTTACGAGCCATATAGTGGCACAGCAAGACTTCTAGGTGAAAACGGACCTGAAATAACTAGGGTAGCTAGAAGTGAAATAATTTTGCCGGCTGACAAAACTAAACAAGTTTTATCGGGATCTTACGGGAAAGGCCAGACACTTCCTGGATATGCCACCGGCTTCTTAGGAGAAGCCGAAAAGCTCGCTAAATCAACTGTTGATATTGGTGAGGCAGCGCTAGATAAAATTTCCAATATGGTTTCAGCACCAGTCAAGTGGGTTGAAAAAAACATTTTGGGAAAAATCAAGTGGCCAGGATTTAATGACAGCTGGACGCTTAAAGGTGCAACTGCCATCAAAGATGCAACGGTTGACAAGATTAAGGACTTTGCCAAAAGTTTGGCAGATAAGTTAAGTGATTTTGGAGGAGGCATTGGCAATGTTAAGCTATCAGGTAGTTTAGCTTCACGTGCTCGTGCGTTAGCTAAAGCATTTAAGCAAGGCTATCCCGCTTCAAATAATGGTGGTATTGCTGGCATCTTAGGTAACTGGATTCAGGAATCTAATTTGAGTCCTTCCGCCGTCAACGCTAGTGACCACGGTACTGGTTTAGGGCAGTGGACTTTCACCCGTGAAACTGGGTTGAGAAATTGGTTGAGAAGACATGGCTACGCATGGAATTCTGCTGCTGGACAAATCGGCTACGCCTTAAATGAGCCTGGAGAAAACGGTATGCTAAAGGCTGTGTTGCGCATGACAAGTCCTACCGCCGCTGCTCAAAAGTTCTTTGCAACATGGGAATCAGGTGGCGCTATGGATTCCACTGGCAGCGCTCGTTTGAGCAATGCCTCTGCTGTATATCGTTATATTAAAGGCATGGAAAATGGAGGATTGGTTGATAAAGATCAAATAATCAGAATCGCTGAACACAACAAGCCTGAAATGGTACTGCCATTGACTAACAAGAGTCGTGCTAACCAGCTAATTTCACAGGCTAGTCAAGTTGTAAATGGCACTACTAGCACGCAGGTTGCGTCTACTAACAGTGAAAGTAATGAGAAGCTTGATAAACTAATCAGCTTAATGTCAGCCATTCTAGGCAACATGGGTAATGTACAAGCCGTTATTGCTAAGTCAGACGTAGTTAATGCCGTTAAATCGGATAATAAGACAGCTTCACAATACTCACAGATGATGGGGTACTAATATCCTAGTCAATCAAAGGGTAGTCCTTAAATGGGCGCCCTTTTTACATAATTAAACCTAAAAGGAGGTTAAATCGTGACCTTACAACGAGACGATTTTGAATACGCCGGATTAAATAGCCGGGACGATTTACAGGTTGAGATGGGTAACGTGGTATTGCCTAGTGCACCGGCCATGGCTGAACAGGTGACTGATATTCCCGCCATGTATGGTAACCAATTTAACGGTACTGACTTTACCAGCCGAACAATTAGTATACCGGTATCCATTTACTGTGCTGATAATCAAGATGCCTTTAATCAGGTAATGCACAATTTAAGCGGGTTGTTGTTAAGTGATGACCCTAGCGATAATGGTAAAGAGTACCCACTAGTGTTCGGCTTTGAACCCAAGGTGACTTATTGGGGACATATTACTGCGATTAGTGACCCGACCCCGATTAACATGGGTATGTATGACATGACACTAACCATTACCTTTGTGCAGTCTGACCCACGGGCAACCTTACCACAGGTTGAAACACGCTTAAAGAACGGGTTAAATACAATCACTGTTGATGGTACCGCTAGAACAGAGCCAGTTATTCAAGTCATACCTAAACGAGATTTAAAGTATATTGGCTTTAGTTTAAATGGTGGTCAGTTTGGTCTAGGACCCGAGTCACCGGGAGACCAAGCCACTGCGGTTCAACCTTATACTAAAGTTGTTGATGACCCGCTAGGAACTATGGCAATGTGGACAAATGATGCCAATGCAATTAGTAATATGAAGACTGGTGAAACGTACACGTATCAAGGACATAGTGAAATTAAGACCGCAACTAATGTAATGCGGCCAGCTGTAACTAGCGCTGGGTATGACTTTGGAACGATACCCACAACTGGAGAAGACCGCTGGTATGGCCCCGCCTATCGTTATACTGGCATGACAAACTCACTGACTGACTGGCGAGTACGAACGGGTATCCATCAATTTAAATATAGTGGTACCCATAATGGTCGCGCGATGGGGCGTGTTGAAGTCTTGCTATTAGATCCTAACGGTAACACTATTGGACGCTTTGGCATGCGTGACATGGCCTATGGTGCTAAACCCATGGCTAGACTTCAAATATGCGAGCCTGGATCAACATTAGAATATGGTGATCGCTATACTGACTTGTATTATGGTTCAGGGCCAGCAGGTTCTTTTACAAATAAGCCCGACCAGAAAATTCAAATCAAAACTGGCACGACAACCAAAACTGTTACTAAATATGGCCGTTCCAGAAACGGAAAAGTGACTAAGAATACCGTTAACGAAACCGTTGATACCTATACAACCGTGGTCAATAAAGAGGAGGACTCCGCACTGGCAGGTGCTTGGCTAGTGTTGGACATCACTAAACGAGGACAAGTATTTACCTGGAGTATCACCCAGTATTCGACCAAAACAGGTCGACCATTCCTGGACCCTAATATTCACATGTTAGTGCATGGAACCTATGTTGATACTCAAAATAAGTATCAGACAGCCTTGGGTGGGATTGGTTCTGTCTTCCTAAAGCACCCAATTACAGAAGATAAGTATAAAATTGCCTATCGTAACCCCTTTATGTCAATGACTGACCTTCAAATATGGCAAGTCAATAAAGTTGACACAACAAAGCCAACTTATATTGCTAATGCAGGGGAAGAGATTGTGATGGATTGTGAGTCAGATACGGTTACTGTAAACGGCAAGCTAGTTTCACCAGTTTGGTCAACCGATTTTCCTAAGTTAAAACCGGGCGTTAATGGATTGTCGATGATTGGTGATTTAGATGACGCTCAAATAACCCTGAAATATTTACCAAGAATACTATAGCAACACTTTAAAGGCTTCCCAATTAAGGGCGGCCTTTTTACATAACTAAAATAAGGAGGTTAACAAATGGCTTTAAATAACCAGTATTTAATTCTAGACCCTAATTTAAAGCGGATTGGTACATTGACCGTTGATGGGGCTACTAAGTTTTCAAACGATAGCGTGAAGATACAACTAGCTGATTCAGACACAACTAGTACGTCATATGATGATGACGTTAATGTGGGCTCTGATGACAACTTTAACGGCACGATTAATCTAAATGCCCAGTCTAAGAAGTTCGATCATCAAGGTTCATTAGACGTGCTTCAAGGCCAGCCTGATTCAGATAAAGTAGTCGCTGGCAACAACCTAGCTTATTATGACGAGCTATCAGGCCATTGGTATGTCATGTATATCTATTCAACTGATGACGCTTCTAGTGCCGCTGTTAAACATACAACGACCATTAACTTTACCAATCTATGCTTATACACACTAGCTCATCATTACCCAGTGGCAATTACGGCTAGTGCTAGTTCGATTCAGACGGCTTTTAACCAGTGCTTTAACGCTACTGGCTGGACGCTAGACTATCAGACTACTAATGTGATGACACCATCAATTACCATTGACGGCAAGACTAAAGCTAGCACGCTATTACAGACACTCATTCAAACCTTTGATGTCGAGATTGACCCTCATGTTGAGATTGACTCACAAGGAAATATCACGAAAAAGGTGTGTGTCATTACTGACCAGCTTAATGCTAATGTGGTCTACAACGAGGCGGTATTTGGTAAGAATATGACTAGCCTAAAGCGAACAACGGTGTCAAACCCAATCACTAAGCTTATCCCTTATGGTGCGAATGGCAACACAATTGGGCTAGTCAATGATGGTAAGAGTTACATTGTTGATGATGAAGCCAATCGAACATATAACCCTGACTGGCAATCTGGGTTGTACTATGAGGGGGTTGTTACAGCTAACTCAATTGAAGACCCAGCTGGTCTTAAAGCATGGGCTGAAGAAATGTTGCAATTGTATAATCACCCACGGACGTATTATGAAGTTAATGTAACGTCTAAATTTAACCCACCATTAGGTGCCACGATTAGGTTTAAAGATGAGCTAATCAAACCGGCATTAGATGCCAGTGGCCGAGTCATTCAACGGACAATTAGTTTTGCTAACCCTTATGGCAATACCGTTGGCTTTGGTGAATATGTCACGGTACCAGTTGCAACACCAGCCTGGATGCAAGGTTATCAAAGCGCTATTAATAGCGCTATTGAAAGGGCAAAGGAGGACGCTAGCTCGGTTAAACCAGTTGCTTTAACTCCTGACGGTAATAACTTCACGGATCCCAGTCAAACTAAACGGTTAATCTTACAGGCTTGGGAAGGTAACACTAATATTTCAGCCTATATTGATAACAAGGGATTTATTTGGCACCGTTATAATACTGACGGTACCCTTGATACTAGTTTCAATCAAACTGGATATTTAGTACAAGCAGCATACAATGCCGTTGGCACACTGCACGGGACTATTGAGACCCGTTATATTCAAGATGAACCAGAGATTAAGTTACAAACTAGCGCTATTCGTAGTTTGGGTAGTTTTAGTCCAGACAACAGCACACTAGGAATAACGGAGGCGGCACAATATATGTGTCATTTGAGTAATGGTCAGTATATAACTAGCCGGGCAATTAACCAAAGCACAACTGGTGACACCATGTTTGTTTTACATGACACTAATTTTAAGCCAATTAGTAAGATGATCGTTTCACATGGTGGGCATGGTTCGAGCTTCTCGATTGAAGAAGTAGATGGAGCTATTTACATTTGGTCAGCAACTAAGCCTAATTTAAACGTTAATGAATATGCAGTTAGTCGCATACCATACCTTGCTAATACGACCCTAGACAATGATGATAATCGTATTACACGTTTTTGCACTGTCGATCGTTATATAAGAGTAAGCGTTGATTTTAAACATGGGTACGTACTGTGTGGCTACGTGAATGGTAAACATGATGTGCTACGACTCGATGAGGTTAAACAAGGTAATTATGATGTGCTATATAGTTTTGATGTTGCCAACTATGGGTTCGACGAGAGCAAGCAAACCTACCAATCACAAGGCATTGACTTTCCTTATGTTTACTTTCACTCGGGTGATTACAACATGAAAGACCCTCGTATGGTGTACGCAGTTAATGTTGTTCATGGTGGGCAAGAATTTGCCTCTAACTATTTACTGGATATGAATTTAGGGTTAACCGATGATGTTATCGAACCTGAAACATGCAACATTATCTATAGTCAGACTAACCAGCCGGAACTATTGGTTACCTTCAATTGTAAATACCAAGGTGATTCTTTAGAACGTGTCTTTGTAATACCAATTAAGGAACGTTTGCCAATGAATACGATTAGCAATGATTAAGAAAGGAGGTTTATAAATGGCAGAATCTAATGCAACTCAGGTCATTCTAACCGATGATGGCATTAAGATTATCAATGCTCAAAATACGGCTGATAATGCGGCTAGCCAAGCAGGAAATGCTGATAGCGCTGCTTTAATTGCACAGTCTACAGCGAATGCCGCTAAATCAGCCGCAGATAGCAATTACAACTACGCCAATTCAGAAATAGCCGTCCAGTCTAATGCTACTGCTAAGGCTCAAAGTACAGCTGACAATGCGTTTAGCCAAGCTCAGGCAGTTGGTAGCCAAGCTAGTGCTGGGATAAGCAACAACTCTACAGCTACTGCTAAGGCTCAAAGTACAGCTGACAATGCGTTTAGCCAAGCGACTACAGCAATAGATAATGGTAAAGTAACTAGTCAAGCAGTGACAGACCTAAAAGACGGTTCCAAGCTAACGATCGCTGACCTAGAAAATGGACTAGCCACTAAGGTTGCTAACTCAGACTATGCTAGTTACAAGGTTCAGACAGCTAGCCAGATAGCGCAGAAAGTTGACAATGGTACTTTCTCAGCCTATCAAACGACTACCGCTGACTTAATAGCCCAAAAGGTGGCTACTAGTGATTTTTCAGCCTATCAAGCTACAACCGCTAAGTCGATTGATAGTAAGGTGTCGTCTAACGACTTTAATACGTACAAGACACAGACTGCTGACTTGATTGATGACAAGGTTTCTAGTTCACAATATAGCTCTGACAAGACACAAACGGCTAGTCAAATAGCGGATAGGGTAAGTAATAGTGCTTTTTCAACTTATCAAACACAAACTGCTAGTCAGATAGCCCAGAAAGTTGATAATGGCACCTTCTCAGCTTACCAAACAACTACTGCTGACTTGATAGCCCAAAAGGTGGCTACTAGTGACTTCTCAGCCTACCAAGCTACAACTGCTAAGGAAATATCTAGCAAGGTTGAGTCTAGTGACTTCAAAACTTATCAAACACAAACTGCTGACATGATTGCTAGCAAGGTTTCTAAGAAAGACGCCAATAACGTCAATTTGATACCATATTCAAGCCACTTTACTACCCCACTTACTGGTTGGACGTTAATGGACTGGGGGGCAACTGACCGGAAACTATTAGTGACTACGCATAATTTCTATCAGAACGGCACCGGGGCACTGCTTTATTTAAATACAGCTCAAAATGGTACTGCTGCCGCTGGCTCAAATCGTTTTCCATTATCACCAAATACAACTTATACGTTCCAATTTAAAGCTTTTGCATCTTCTAATGTTGTCGGTGCAAACGTCTATTTGTTAACTAGGACTTATGGGTCTACTAATGATTACGATATCGTTCACGGACTGTTTACGAATTTGGTAACTTCTCCGTCACATATTGACCAGTATACGGTTACTTTCACAACTGGAGCTAATGATAACGAAGGCTATATTCGAGTTGACAACATCGGGTCTAATAATAGCGCTTCTTCTGGTTTATTCTTTACAGAGCTAAAACTAGAACTTGGTGGTGTGGCCACACCTTACGTATATGGTGGTCAAGACTCTACGATTTCTCAAATGTCTGATGATATTAACCTTAGAGTTACTAAAGATGGCTTGATTGACCAGATTAATATTCAGGCCGGTAATACCCTAATATCATCTAGTGGTCAACTAACGCTAGCTGCTGACACGATTTACTTTGATACTAAGAAGCCAGTTATAATTCCTAGCGCCAATATCACGGGGACACTAAATGGTAAAACGATCCATGACGGTAATGTCATTAATGATGTTAATAATACTGCGAAGTTTTATCCAACAACAATATCTAGTGACGGTCATATCTATACGACGGGGTTTAATTCTGCTGATGCTATGCAAACAGATTTATCAACTGGGTCATTAACAACAAAATACCGTGCCACTAACACGACAAGCTCAAATAATCAATACGAGGCATATGATGCCACCATTCAGGCTGACCAGATTGTATTGCTTGCTGGTCACACAAATGGAAAAGATATGTCTTTCTCGCAATCATTGACTGGCGGTAATCAAGATGGATATGTGTTAATAAGTCCGCTTAATGGGATTACCTTACATGGAGATACTCAACAAATCACCTTTAACGGTACTTCTGACGATGTTACACCGAAGGGTATCATTATTACGCCCTACGGCAATATCAACCCTAATGGCACACAGAATATCTGGTATGTCGGTAATGGTCCAACTATGAAGACAGCCAGCTTTGGTATTGATGGCTCGGGTGCTAATAACATTCAATTCAATCGTTCTTTAGATATTGGCAACTTCAACATAAATACCTATCACACGATTACCAGTTCTGACAATGGCCCGATTCATTTTAACCGTGCCAATGGTAGCTCTGTTGATATATTCGCTGCTACGGTTAACTATACTAGCTTAGTTAAATCGTCCCTATTAAGCGTCAAGAAGGACGTTAAAAAGGCTGACACAGCTTATTGGGCGCAGCTAGTTAACTCAATTGATTTAGCCACTTATCAGTACAAAACAGACGATAATACCAGTCATTTGCGGCTGTCTAGCATTGTTGACGACGTTAATGTAACAAAACAGTGGCAATTGCCAGACGTATTTATTAGTCGTGATGAAAACGGCAAGCTAAGTGGGGTGGATGATAGTGTGCTTTTAAATGCCACCCTAGCCACGGTACAGGAACAACAGAAGCAAATTGACCAACTAAACGGTCACAACATGGAATTGGAAGCTAGACTAAACAAATTGGAGGCCAAATTAAATGGATAGCATTTTGATTACAAATTACAAACCAGATTACACGAACAACATTATGACCATTAGCGTTCAGATTAACACGCTGGGTATCAGTTCACAGGTCAGTATTACCATGGATGAATTTAACACTGCCATTGCTGGAGGTGCTGGTGGCATTGATAGCGTTAAGTTAAAAGTATTAAATACTCTGATTGATAGCCTGACTGCTTTAAAGCCAGTTACCACGACTACGACAACCACTACCACACAGGAGGCTTAAATTATGAATATCGATGCACAGGCCTTAATTAACAAGATGACGAGTAACTATGCCCAAGCAATTGCCGTTAAAGATCAGCAATTAGCGATGGCACAAGTTCAAATTGACCAGCTCAATGCCAAGTTGGCCGAGAAGGAGGCACCTAAAGATGGCGAAGACGCTTAGTTTTACCGATACTTCACCACAAACGGTTAAAATTGGTGATACCACCACTAGCTTTACGTTAATTTGTGGCAATGATAATGTGGCAACGAACTTAACTAATGCCACGTCAATTACCGTTAAATTAGGCAATACTAGTGGCTATCTTAAATCGGCCAAAGTTGACCCAGCTAGTTTAACGGACCCAACGACTGGTCAAGTTACCGTTAACTTTAACGCTGACTTGATGACTAGTTTAACCGCTGGTAGCTATGCCATTGAAGTATGGGTGGTTGATAGTACCGGAACGTCAATCTACCCTAGTGATGGGACGACTGGTTTTACAATTACCAATAACATTCAAAGCACCAATGGTACCACGATTACGACCATTACTTTTGATGACTTTGTGGCAGCAATGAATAAAGCCGCAAGCACGATTGCTAAGGGAGATAAGGGAGATAAAGGTGATACTGGGCCACAAGGTGTTATGACTAACGACCAAGTAAACACACTTATTGATAATAAAATAAAATATACTTCTGGCAACCTGGATGTGACGCCGGCATTTTACAAGGCAGGCACAACTAGTAGCACGGGTGCTTTGAACTATGTGCGAACTGGTAACAAACTACACGTTAGTGGTGTAGTTTCTCCAAGTGCAGATTTAGCTATTGGTTCGGCTACGACGTTGTTTAACTTGCCATCTTCAATCGGCATTATTGCAGAGAATGTTGCTGTTGTTCAACAATCATCTGGTTGGAATTTATACTGTTTATCATGGAACCCTAACGGTGCTGTTTCAGTATTGAAACATAACATTGCTGGTACCGCAACAGCTATTACAACTACGACACAGTTGCAAGTGTGCGCTGATATTTTGATAAAGTGAATAGGAGGTAGACAATTGAATAAGCACAAGTTAAAGGCACTCATCTTAACGGTGGGCGCCATTTTTATGGCCTTTTTAATGGTCAATGTTACCAGTCAGGCGTCAACTAGTCGTGATCAAGGGCCGGATTGGTCTAAGTATAACGGTAATAGTGGGACATTCGGCTATAGTTCCGATAAGTTTGTATTCTCACAGGCCGGTGGTTTCTATGGTGGGACTAATATCCCTCAGACCACGTATAACAGCCAAGTCAAATCAGCTCAACAGGCTGGTAAACGGGTGCACACCTATTTATGGGACGGTGTTGGTGGCAATATGACCAATGCCAAGGCTATGATGGCCTATTACTTGCCACGTGTTAGGACGCCCAAGGGCAGCATTGTGGCGTTGGACTATGAGGACGGTGCTTCTAATAGCGTGACAGCCAATACTAATGTCATTCTAGCTCAGATGAAGCTGATTAAAGACGCTGGCTATACGCCGATGCTGTATTCCGGTAAAGCTTACCTCAATTATCATGTTAATGTGAGCTTGATTTTGAAGGCATACGGTAGTTGTTTATGGGTACCTGAATATCCGGATTATCTGGTTAGAACTAGCCCTGATTATAACTACTTCCCATCAATGGACGGTGTGGCTATCTTTCAGTTTACTTCAATGTATAAAGCAGGCGGATTAGACGGCAATGTCGATTTAACAGGGATCACTAAATTAGGCTATACGACTGCTAGTAAGAAACAAGCTCAAACCAACGTTAAGCAGGCTCAGGCAGCTAAGAAGGCCAACTTTAAGGTCGTTAAATACAACCAGCGAGGGGTGTTCTATCCTAATCGGACACTAGCTGTTCGTTACACGGATTCAGATAAGGTAAGCCAAGTAGCCACCTATTACAAGGGTGAAAGTGTGACTTACAATGCGGTCATTATTGAACAAGACTATGTATGGGCACGCTACACTCGTTCAAATGGCCTATACGCCTTCATCAAGTTAGGCGTCACTAATGGTCATGACTACGGGAAGCGAGTTACTGGTCAGCTGGTTAGTCATACGTATTACACAGTCAAGTCCGGTGACAGCTGGTGGACAATTGCACAACGCAACGGCCTGAGCATGACTACACTAGCTAGCCAGAATGGAAAGTCAATTTATACTACTATCTATCCTGGCCAGCGATTGGTGGTGCGGTAATGGCACAATACGACGATACAACCAAGTTATTAATGGATATTCAAAAGGATGTGGCCGCCACCAAAACAAAAGTTGAGAACATCGAAGAAAAATTGAATCAAGTTGACGATATTGGCGACAAAGCGGACAAGGCACTGGCCAAGTCCATCGAAGCTAGCCATCAAATTGACCGTGTGACAACCATTCAAAATTGGTTGATCGGTGTCTTGGTTAGTGGCGTGCTCGTCACGTTAGTTATTTACATCGCAGAAAAGTTCCTTTAGGAGGGAAAAACAATGACAAAATTTTTAAATGTAATTCAGGCAACACTCAAAGCTAACTACAAGAAGCCTGCTTATTGGGCCCAGATTATCGGGTCCGTGTTGATTATTGGCTTAGCTGTCGCAACGGTCTCCTTTGGTGTCAAGATTGACGCTAATGCAGTTGTATTAGTGATTACCGCCGTGGGGGCAATCCTAGCCTTTGTCGGGGTAATTACGGATAATTCTATTTTGGAAGATACCGGCAACACGATCAAGACCAAGTCGAGCACGTTAGCTTATACGGAACAAACGGTCGTGGAAGCTTTGGCGGAAGCTCAAGCTAAGATTGAAGCAGCTAACTCAGCGGCGGCTAGTCAAGCCGAAGCCCAAGCATCACAGGCAGTAGTGGCGGCTTACAGTCAAGCAGCTAGTGCGGCGGCAGTTGGTGACACGGCCACGGCTAGTTCAGCAGCCACTTTAGCGTCATCGCTAGCGGCTAATTTGGATACCAATGCGCAACCAAATGCCGAAACGACGTCAGAATCCGCCTCACAAGCAAGCTAAAAGTAGTATAATAATCGTGAACTGTTCTAGTCCCCCATGCTTCGGTGTGGGGGATCCTTTTATTAACAGAAACATACAAAAAGAACCAGCCAAGGCTGGTTCAAGGTTTAAATAAATAAAATGGGTGTTCTGCTCCCTAGGAATTAAGAAGGGAACAATAATGATTATACCTCAAAGTGGATAAATATCACAAGGAGTTATTAATATGTTTGTATAGACTACTTTCGGTATTGTAATATAAACTGACAAGCGTTATTATGTCCTTTGTCCTGTTATTAGTATCATGGCTTTCGAATTCCTCCAAGATTGTCAGCTAATGATGCCAGAGGTGATGAGGATAATCTTCTGCTTTGATGGGCGGAAGATTTTTTTATATTACTTACCCGTGTATTTGGTTAGTGCGATTTTAGTTTTAGCATAATTAGTTGTCAATATAGCTAATGAGACAACTACTAGGGTTTACAGAGTAGTAAGCAATAAGTATAATAATATCTGTCTCTAGATGATAGTTATAACTTGATTAATTCCCCTGCGCTTCGGCGTGGGGGATTTTTTATGTATTACCCGCCTAGGTGTAAGTGTGCTTTTTTGATTGATCCTAAAACCCTTATGGAATAAGGTGTCAAGGCACGTTTAAATATTTTTGGTGCACTTTTAAGTGCAAAAAATCAGCATAATTTAGTATTTTTTAGCAAGAGTGCACCAAAAAGTGCACCATTATATCTATTTATACAGCTTTAAAGCGATTATGAAAAACAAAAAACGCCGTCAACTCAACGATTGACGACGCTCAAAGTTGGTACAGATAATCAATTTAAGGAGAGTACAGGATTTGAACCTGCGCGCCGGTATTAGCCGGTTCGCCGGATTTCGAGTCCGGTGCATTACCACTCTGCCAACTCTCCAT